CTGTACAACAGCACCATCAACTAAAATACCACAACCAGCATCATTGGCATCGAATCCATAAGGATCAGAAGTTGATGTCACCGAACCCTTATTGAGTACAGTTACTCTTTGTAGATAAGGACTTCTTTCTAATGTGATGCTATTTTGAGCAAATCTAAATGCCCAACCTGTATTAAGAAGAGGATCGTAGAACATTTCACCAATGGTGAGATCCTCTACGCCAGTATCACCATTAAGTAAGAAACAATCTTTAGTGTTAGTTGCTAGAGTTGGTACAATTTTTGTAGATCTAATCGTAGCACCTTTAACAGTTACTCCAGCAGGAATAGTTAATGGAAATTCTTCTTCGAATCTTCCAGGACCAATATGAATAATATCTCCAAAGGTTGCTTGAGACAAAGCATACTTTACTGTTCTGAAAGCAACATTTCTTGTTCTTCCTGGATTTTTTCTATATCCTGGAGAAGTAGGGTCCTCGTCAATAGAATCTGTACCTTCTGTGGATACATACCAAACAGTCCCTTCGTTTGAAGAGACTGTCTCATCTAGATAATTAATTGCCCTGGCGAGAGTATTGGGCAGTGGAGTATTTAGCGAAGAAATGTCTCCTAGGTCGGCACCTATTAGGTTAATCTCTTGGCGTTGCTGCTCTAGAGTAAAAGCTTTAGTTACATTTCTAACTGCCATTTTTTAATAACTCTCGTAAAAGATTTTTGATATCAGAAAGTTCTTCTTTAAGAAGTTGAACGTCTTGTTGAATTTGATTGAATGACGAAGCAGATAAGCGATTTTTTTTCGCATTCTCCCAAGCACTTTTATCAGTATTTATAATCGCTCCAGTACGATTATCCCTTACGAGACCATCGTGACCACTTACTTTTAAATAATCCATCTATAATCAATAACTAGCTACAGCTCTTATATCTTGAATTTTTGGAACATATGCTGGATCATCAGTTTTCATGATAATCTTAATGGCAAAAGAAGTAAATTCTGGTAAATTAGAAGCACTATATTTCAATTCTTGATAATATTCTTGTTTCTCGAATTGACCAGAAATTGAATTTGATGGTGTTGCTAATTCTGTAGTATCAGGATTGCCATTACCATTAAAATATTCCCAATTCAAATCATCGAAGTTTGATTGAACTGATGATAATTTAATCTTGTATAAAATTTTCAGATTTTCTATATCTTTAACATTAACAGTTGTTCTTACATCAATAGAAGTTCCTGGATTGTTAATAAAGACTTCTTTTGTTACATACTTAGCAACAGAAGAACTATTTTTTGAATCTGTCTCGGAAACATAATCTACTCCAGTTGTAAATTCCATTTCATTAACTTCGACATATTTATTGTCAGCAGTTTTAATAACATCACCTACTCTAAAAATGTCTGGAGTTTGATTTGTATAACTTTCCTCTCTAGTATAAGCACTATCTTTTGTGATAGCACTTGTGTAATTATCATTTATAGGAGCATAAGAATTTTCTACAATCAATTCTTTATCTTTAGAATCCCATGATAATACTTTTCCATTAATTTTATTATCATATGAAATAGTTACATTTTCTGGGAAATATGCTACTATGTTTGAATTTTCATCAAAATTGAAAGTTTGCTCCGAAACATCAGTAACGACTACAGTAACAGTTGTTAATGTCTCGCCGCTAGTAGTTTTAACAGTTAATTGTTCATTCTTTGAGAATGGTGTTCTTGTTCTCAATTTGACTAAAGCTGTGCTACCACTTAATGAAATTACTGTAGCTTCTGCTTTAGAAGACTGTCCAATAAATAATTGGTTCTCTTCAATAGAGTTTGATGGACCTACGACAGAAATACCTAAAGTATATAATGGTAGGAATTTTAGAATTTGATTTCTCTTTCCATATCTATTCTCCAGTCCAGTAGAATTTTCAACTCTGTTGGAAATAGTTTTAACAGAACTGATATTCAAATCAATTACAGGGGAAAGATTTGTTGATGTGGAAGATAAATTAAATTTGTAAAGTAATGAATTGTCTAAACTATTTAAAGTTTGATTAATTCTTGATGCTATTACTTTTTGATTCGTAAAGAAATGTTCTTCATTTAAGAAAGTTTTTTCATACTCTTTTTGACTGTATGAAATATAATTAATAGTTTTTGAATCTACAGGAATAATATCAGTTGTTTTTACAAAGGTTTCTATTTTTGTAGACTCCAACTGTAAATAAGAAACTTGAGCATAAAGCTTTTCATACTTTCTGTTATATGAAGCTAATACTTTATTTCCTCCCCCTAAATCATTAGATCCTGCTCTATTTGGACCTATAATATTGTATGTGTCAATTCCAGAATTTTTGACATTAAACAATAATGAATTGATTAATGTTGAAGAAACTCCACCAACATCTTCAGCATTTCTGAAATACACATAAGAATCTCCTTGATCTTCAAATCCATGATCCCTGTGATTTACTTTAATGATATAATTATTATTTTTAAATAGTGAAGAAGTAGCATTAGTAGCAGAACGAACGCTAGTTTCAAAAGGAGATTTTTCTAATAATTCTAATCCTAAAGTCTGGTTAGTCAAAATTAATTCGGCAGTTCTTGAAATATCAAATTCTGCTCTGTATAAAGTAAACTTAAGATCTTCAAATAAATCTTCAGTCCAATTATCCGTATTTTGTGATTTATACAATGAACCAAGTAAAGGTTGTGTTGTAACAACAGAACTAGTTGCCTTTTCAATTTCTCCTAGTTTAGAAGACCAAATTTCATAATCAATAGAATCGGTTTCAATATTTAAAGAATATTGAGTGTCATTTTGTAAATAAACTGGATAGTTGAAAGTAAATCTAGTTGGGATAGTTGATACGGTTGTTCCTGCTACATCAGTAGCAATACCCATTCTAACAGCGGGAGTATCTATTTCTATGACAGACTCAATAACAGCACCACCAGACCCTGTTCCAATACCTTTTACCACTACAGATGGAGCTTCTGTATAACCTCTTCCAGACAATGAAATGTTGGCATTATAAATTTTAAATTCTGATACGTCTACTGTGCCAGTTGCTGTGCTTCCTCCAGGAAGTTGAGGACTTTCTATAGTTATCGTGGCGCTTTCGTAATTGTCGCCAACTGAAATAACTTTCAAATCTACGACTTTACCTGAATCTTTAGCAATAGTAACAGCAGCTGATTTATTGTTTTTGTTGTTATATTCAATAACTGAAGGGATACTTAATGGTTCATTTTGAACAAAAGATGTTCCATTGTGATTACTTAAAACAAGAGTATAAACTTGTTCTTTATTCAATTCAAATTCCGTAGAAGTTTCATCTCCAACAAGAATACCATTTTTGTCAAAAACTTTTGAAATAGGTCCAGAAGCGTTTGAATTTTTACCTAAGACTAATTCAGATTTTTTAATCCTAATAGTTTCAACATCACCAGTCACATATACTTTAAGATAAGTATCTGGATATAAAGTACTTTCTGTTCCAGGAATAATATATTTTCCTGGCTTATCAGAATCTATATTTGAAATATAAACTCTTATAGGAATATTAGTACTCTTTTTGGCAAAGAATAAATCTACACCAGTGGCGAATACACCTCCAGTATAATTTTCAATTTTGAAGGTTTGTGCCAAAGGATTTGGTTTAATCTTTGTTTCAGTGTTATTGTTAATTAATTGTACACCCTCATTTGCTTTAAAAATAGCAGGTGAAGTTGAAATAATTGAAGGAGGATTTGATGGAATAATACCTGTTGAATAGAATTTAATTTCAGCATAAGTTGCTGTGTTATCTTTAGGTCCATCAGAAGAATCTGATGTAAATCTAATTGTCTTAGTTCCTGAAGAGAATTTAATTTCTTCTGAACTTTCGTCATACTGAACAGTATTTACGTCCCCAGTCCACTTACTATTTTCATTAGGAGCTTTTCCACAAGGAATTAAAATAATTCCACTTAAATTACCGTTATCATCTGTAATTAAAGGAGAATTGAAGGTTGACAATGATCCCCCAGGCATCCCAGTAAACTTAGTATCTGGTGCTACCCATCTATTAATATTTCTTCCTTCCATGAATACAAATATATTTGTATTCGGTTTTAATCTACGTGCTACAAATTTTACAGGAATAGATCTAGCGAAAAATTGTAAAGCATTTGAAACTTTATTATTATTTACTACTTTACCACTAATGCCTTTTGCTAGCTCATTGTTTTGAGGACTTATGTTGGAAGAACTAGCAACAGAAGCAGCAGTAACACTAGATTTAACATCTTCACTGTTAACGTTTGCTAGTGATTCAATATTAAAGAATGATTTATTTGTTCCTACCCAATTGACTATAAATGAATTGAAAATGCTAGAGAACGACTCTTTGATATTTTCTTTTGCTAAGAAAATAGAATTTAACTTAGTGTTGCTGTCTACGACTAAAGGTGATGTTGTGTTGTCATACCATTGATCAACTGATGGTGTTATTGAAACATCACCAACATATTGAACAACAACAAATTGATTTGGGTTAATAGTATTAGTAGCATTACTGTTCCCCAGTAAATTTACGTCTTTGTATGGTAAAGTAATAATTCCATTATTGTTTACATAACCAGAAATATTTCTTTGATCTTCCCTAGTATTAAGTTCTTTTAATGTAAAGCAATCTTCTTTTGCTTGTGGTCTAAGAACAGATTGCTGAGTATCAATTGAACATTTGTAATCAATCGATTGTAAATTACCAATTTTATGTGCTTCGAAATTATCGACAATAAAACCAGACTTAAATCTATCAATACCAATATCATCTTTAACTTGCATGTTTAGTGCTTGCTGCTCTAAAATGCTTAGGGTTGTATAATATTCTAGTCTTTCTATACGCTTTTCTAGTTTACCAATATCTCTCATCGTATATCTACGATTATCAACAGGTACTATTCTTACATCTTTACTAGTATTAGTAAACGAAGGGATGTGAATATAACATAAAGCGATAGCGTCACTAATAGGTTCTGGTTTGGAAGGATTTAGTGAAGAATTACCCTCTTTGACAACAAATTCTCCTTTTTTGTTTAAGAAAATACCATCTATTCTATCTAAGTATTGAGTCTCGCTAAATGTCATAGTATATTCCAGATTCGAATCTGAAGCTGGAGTAGATGCTACAATACCACCAGAACCGACAAAGTTTACATAATCATTTCCATCTGGGTTAGATAAAATAGATACATCTTGGAAACCAGTTATTGTTGTTTTAGAATCTACTTTTGGTCTAAAATCAATAACATCTTTTAATGAAACCACACCATGAACCGAAGAATTAAATAGAGGAATATCTTCAGCATCTACTCCTGCTTCATGTAGATAAGAATCTACAGTACAGAAATCTCCTTGAGAATGCTCAAAATAATCAAAAGCAACTACTAATTGACCAGTTGGCGGATCAAATCCTGGTTTTAAAACAATTCTGGCAGTGTCATAAAAAGTATCTCTTTGACCATCATCAAAAGTAAACTTATAAGTGACATCATTACCACTAATGAGATTGCCGTTAGCATCTACGTTTGGTGGATTTGTAGATGTACCTTCATATATGTACCTTAAATTATAAACATCTGAATAGGAATAAGTCTGAATGTCATTTCCATCATATTCAGATCCTCTAATTGGAATTACTCTATCTCCAGAAGAAACAATAACAATTCTCTTATTTTTGATGGAAGTTTTTAATCTAGCTTTTGCTTTGTTTACTTCTACTGTAGCTGTAAGTTTTAATACAGGATATGTACCTCCAGCAGAAATATTTCCAAAATAATTATTTGGTAAATTAATGCTCAATGAACCAGCCGTAACTTGACCATTAGCAGTTGAAGAAGAAGATATTTGTACAACACTAGGATCATTAAAATCAATGTATACAATATCCCCGTTTTCGACAACAGTAGATGACCCTTTGTTTAATACAGTTACAATGTAATTACCTTCAGACGGGGTTACAAATCTTTGAGTTCCAACTGGTAATTGAGCAGAGAAAGTAATAGTTCCTCCACTAGAAGCTAAGTCGGTGGTAAAATCTTTTCTAATGTAATATTTAAATTTACTATCCGTGCTATCACTGATAATAGATCTAACTTGCTTACTACCAGTAGGGTATATTAATGATGATGTAGAGATATTATCAATAATTGGTCTAAGTCTTATTACACTAGCATTGACAACATCATTTGGTAAAGCATAATCTAAATAAATTCTTGATTTTATAACTCCCTGTGGATTAGTTACATATTGAACAGGAACCTTAATTACAGCACCTGTAGTATCTGTAAACTGAATAATGTCGCCTGGAACTAAATCTTTAGATAAATCAGCTCCAAATCCAGTACATTCAACAAATTTGTATCCTTTAGTACCAGAAAAAGTGAAGCTACTAATCTGATAATATGAAGCATATGAAGTTGATGTTAAATCAATATCGGAAGTAAATTTGTTTCCATTATATAAAGCAGAGAATGATTTAATATTGGAAGGATTATAAGTTAAAACAGTATTTTTAAATAATATTGGTACTATAGTTGCTGTGTTAACTGGATTTGCTTGTGAGGGAGTAACAGAAACAACAGGTGGAGCAGCATATTGTGTATTTAAAACTGCTCTATTTAAAATTTGTATTCTGTAAATTTTTCCTCCATACTGTCTAATTGCCACATTAGATCCATCAATTTCTGATCCGTCGATTACTAGTTTTGACGTATCAGAATAATTATTGCCACCATAATTAACAATGAAATGTGAAATGGTATTTTCCTGGGCAATTTTTATTGAATTGCCAGATTCATCAAAAATAGTTTCTCCAGGTAAAAAATTGCCAGATAAAGTAGTAACAAATAAAGTATTTCCAAAACTGAAATTGGATGTAGTGTCGGATTCTATAACACCATATGCCTTACTTGTTTTTCCTATAATATATTTTCCTGATTCAAATCCAGTATCAACAGGATTTTCGGTTATAATTTTTGTAAAGAATACTGGATTAAAATATGAAAAATTAAATGTAGCATCATAAGGTCTTGTACCAGATCCAGTTCTACCTTTTGATAATACTATGTCAGCATCTTCATTAAAACCATTTGCTCTTTTAACAAAAGAAAAATCTTTTGGTTTTGAAATACCAACAACTGGAGTTGTGGTTTGATTATAATCTACTATCCATCCATAATAAGCAGATCCAGCAGCAAGAGCATCTGCTTCGTTGGAATATAAGTATCTTAACTTTGCTGCCCCTGCTTCATCATACTCTACGAAATAACTATCTAAATAACTTTTCTTTCCTAAAATAGTTAGTTCTAGAAAATATTGACTAGACGATTCACTAACTTCTGGGCGATTAACAGTAGAAAATCCAATTATATCGACATAATCTACCGAAGATGGTACAGTACCACTTCTAGTTTTAATAAACCATAATCTTGTTGGATAATCCGATTCTGACGTTGGCAGAGTTCCATTTACTTGTACATAAATGGTTTTGATAGCATCTGATAAATTAAATTGAGATGACCTTCTGCTTATTGTTTGTTTAAAATATGTTGATGTTTCTGTATTATTTAAACCAATAGTTCCATCATTAAATGTGGAGTTTAAATAAACATTTGGATATGCTGTTAATTCATCTCCAACAGTATTTAATGGTACGCTACCATAAACATTAGTAATTTTAAATGTTGAAAGACCCTTAGATTTTAATGTAACGTTATCTCTGGTTAAGGTGTCTCTTGCTTTATTGATAGTTAAATATTTTGTTTCCTTATTTACAATTTCGTAACCTCTAACATAAGCCTTACCAGGACCTACGCTAAGAACCATTTTCTTGTTGGCTTCAATTTCACTTAACCCATTAACTTGCTTTGTATCTAAATTATATTGATATAATCCGTTGTTATTATTTCTTTGATAATATTCTCTAATATCTACAGAAAAATCATCTACAATATAGTCGCCTGATTCATCGTAAGTTCTTCTTGCTAAAGTATCTTCTAATAAAGTATAATCAGCGGGTTTAATTTGTGATTCGATCTGTCCTGATCTAATCTGTAACAGTTGAATGAAATTTTTATCTGTTGGTGATCCATAATCATATCTAACTAATGATAAAGAAATTTTTAATCTATGAGCACCAGGCGAAGAAAAGTTTGAAGACCCTCTAGCGATATCGTATAAAGAAGGATCTTCTTCTGGAGTAATAATATCCTCAACAATAATAAAACCTATTTTAGCCGATGGTTTATCGTAGTACTTATCGATAACCAGTAATTGAGCATCATTTCTTACAAAAAATCCATTAACAAAATATACACCTTCTTCCACTTTAATGGCAGAAGAATATCCCATAGCAGGACTTTTGTATGATACTGTATCTCCTGTTATGGGATCTTTTACTGTAATTGATGTTGGTAGAACACTACCATCACTTCCTACAACTAATAAAGGAGTATTAATACCATCGACAACTTCAAGTGTTTCCCCTTGTCTAAAAGTAGATTCGTTATTTGAATCGCCAGAAGTTAAATAATTAACAAATAAGGTATCAGATTCCGTTGAGGTAGCATATTCAGCTTCTACTACTGTAGCTACAACTCCAGAACTAATACCCTTTAATTTCAACCCCTTCAAGGTTTTGATGTCATATTTTTTATATACTATGTTTCCATTTTCTGATACAGCAACTTCAGAAACAGAAGATAATTTAACATAATTTAATTTGGTATTTAAACCAACTTCTCCAGGTATTACTAACTCACCTTGCTTAAAATTAAATTTTCCGTAATTTTCAATTTGAGTTTGGAGAATTGACTGTAAAGAAGTCAATTCTCTAGTTTGTATTGAATATCCTGGTCTAAAAAGAATTTTGTAAAAATTCTTTGAAGGATCAAAATCATCAAAATATGGTGATACGTTAGTATTAGTCTTCTGTGGCATTGTAAATTATTCTCTGTAATATTAGAAGAAAGGAGAAATAATGATGATTAGAATTCAATAACTAATTTAATATCTTCAATTTGATCAGCTGCTCTTGTGATTAATCTTCTATTTTCTAGATAGATAATATCACCAGAATTTGGTTCAATTTCTGGAAGGGCAAGACCATTTGTAAATGTGACACCTAAAAATGTGCCATTTGTTGAAGTATTAACTGTGCCAGAAGCTCCTGATGAAGATCCAGTAATAGCATTAGCGCCATTAGAAATAAATGGTTTGACAACACCATTGTCTTGATGAAGATCTGGAGTTTGGATGTATTTTAAAATACCGCTAGTAGTGCTTCCGCTATCTAAAGTCCAAGAAACTACTGTTCCATAAGCAGTTCCTCCAGTTACAGTTTGCTGGATAATTTCATCTGGCATAAATCCAGCTGTGGCACCTGTAATTTTGACAGCATATAAATTATTCAAAGTGTCTACAGTAGCGTAAGTAGTTGTTCCATAGCTATATGGATCTTTGATAAGACCAATTCTACGAAAATCATTGTCTACTGGGAAGTCGCCAGATCCTTCAGAATAGGTTAAACGAATATTTGTCATAATTCTTTTACCATTCAATTCTTGTTCCATAGAAGAACCATGACCTCCTTGGGGAGGAATAATAACTTCCAGAGCACCACTAGCTGTTGATCCAACAACTTGTGAAGTAGTTAATGAAGAATCAGTAAATAATCCATAAGCAGAAGCACCTGATCCAGTTCCTGTCTTTAAAGGAACTGAAGCATAGGTATATTCTGAACCAGCAGCAGTAACATTAACAGAAGAAATAGTTCCACTTGAGATTACAATTTGGACTTTACCGCCAGAACCATCTCCAATAATTGGGGCATAGAAAGTTCCGTTTGGTAAGTTTGCTCCAGAATCTTCGATTAGAACTACATTAATAGATCCATCAACAGCAGCTGCTTCTACTTCTTGTCTAGAAGCATTAGTTGGAGCAACAATAGGGAAGAAATCTGTTGAAAGGAATCTAATTACATCATCTGTTGGAATAGTAAACATATACTTCCAAATGTAACCAGCAGTACCAGTCTCTTCTGTAAAAATTCCGTTAGCATATGAACCAGATCCAGGTGAAGGAGCTTTCTTTGGTTCGTTAGTAGCATTTTGTCCTGTTGGATAAATTTCATTTTGACCATTATATAAACACTTAAAGACTTCATACTGAGAATTCATAACATAAAATTTTGATGTTCCAATAGAAGTGCTTCCAGTAGCTCCTTGCTTACCAGTAATTCCGCTAGTAGTAGCAAAATAATCTGGCTTCCACATATCAAATTTAGGATTTACTGATAAATCCCAATTGTACCTTCTAACTACAGTTCTGGCATAATCTGACGTAACTCTTTTAGCAGCAATAATATCATCATATACAGAATATTTTTCTGTTTGGTTATCTAAAGGTAGTGGTGGAACATCTTCGTTGGCGTAGCGATAAACACCAGTTAATGCTAAAGCACCAGTATTGCCAGTGCCATCCCAACCCTTTAACGTAGCACCAAAGGCAGGAGCTGAAGTAACTGTAGGACCAATTGAGTACAGTAGAAGACTATTTTCACGTACTTCTCTAATTACACCTTTAAAAGTGGCGGCAGCAAACGAAGCACCAACATATACTGATTGACCAACAGCAAAAGCTGTTGAGTTTTGACTATAGATTTCTAAATAAGCATCCCATCTTTGTGGGCGCCCAACAAAGAAATACATTCTTGAACGCTCAATACCAGTGTCGCTAGAACCTTCCGAAAGGGATTCTAGAAATTGCTGAGCATTAAAAATTCTAAATTTGTCGGAGATAATAGCAGACATTTAATATTCTCTATAAGGGACAGGTTTTTCTAAGTTATTTATATTTATACTGATTATCCAGGACCAGGATTCAGAACAGAATAAAAATTCCACTCTGGAAACTCTATACTTCTAATATAATCTCCAGCACTGTGAGATTGAGCAACTGTTCTAAATCCTCTAGTAACGCCAGTAAATCTATCTGATTCTTTTCCAGTATATCTAATTATTTCATTATTCATAACTAAAAATCCTTCAGATGGGAATCCTTTAGTTGATGTCACATAAATTACTGTAGCAGAATCTGAATGAGGAGAATCCAAATAAGTTCCAAATTCTTGAACAGATGATGGAACTAAATCTAAAATTTCTCCTTGTTCAAAGTATCTAGATAATTTTCTAGATTCAAATTCATTAATAGTTACGTTAGGATACCAATATTCAAATTCTTCTAAAGTGAAATTAGATACATTAGAAGATCCACTGTTAATAAAAACATTATTATCATATAAACCAATATTCCATCCAGCATTCTCTAATCCATATCTATTACCAAAACTTTCATTTGGAAGATAATCAAATAATCCAACATCAACATACCTATCAATTTCTCTGGAAGTTGTTACTATACTATCAACAGTTATTTCTGGCATAACAACAACTGTAATATTTGAATCCAAATCTGGAGATAATCCAGTAATAGTTGTACTAATAAATTCAATAGCAGTATTTAAATAAACTTCTGTCTTAAGATAAGTTAAAGAAGAAATTTGTTGAGGTGGTAATATAATAGAAGTTATTTGACGATCAGAATTAATCTCACCAAAAACTAATGAAGAAGAATAGGATAAATTGTCAACTCCAGCACTAATTTGTGAAATTGATGTTGAATAATATTGTACCAAAACTGGAATTTTTGGAACAATTGTATAATCTAAAGAACTTCCAACTCTTCTAAAAGAAGAGTTAATTTTGTCAAATCCTCTACCAACAATAACTCTTGGTGGTTCTGTGTACCCATATCCACCATCTATTAAAACAATATCTAAAATTTGACCGCCATAAGATATTACTTCTGCTCTTGCTCCGCCACCATCTTCAGTTTGTGGTATAAATTCAACTATTGGTGGAATATAATATTGATAAGCTGTTGGTTGAAGAAGAACGCCGTTGTTGAAATACAAATCTAAATCTTTTTGATTCCACTCTAATTTAATAATAGAACCATCATTATCTAAAATAGCATTAATACTAAGACCTTCTCCTCTGGTTATACCATTATAATTTGTAGCTCTAATTTTGGCATACAAATCAGAAGAAACAATTTCTCCAGGTATATAATTTTTTGGTTTAGCTATTTCGGGTATCGAGATAATTTCTCTATAATCTTCTTCGCCATCAATACGAATAAAATCTCCCGAATTTAATGATCTTGTAATCTTATAAGGCTCTTGTTCAGTATACTCGGAACCATAATACCATAAAGGAATTTGTTTTCCTTGAATTAATATTCTTTCTCCATCTTCATTTCTTGTGTATGAATATGATACACTATATGATCCAGATAAAGTATATTCTTGATTGTTGACAACAAAAGTAATATTATCTTGTGTGAGATCTACGAGATTTAATGCAGATAATATAGTAAAATCTATTAGTGTTGATGATTGTTTTTCTACTCTTTTTAATTCTCCTATTAATAAATCATCTTGATATACAAAAACTTTTTGTGAATACCATTCAGGAGAATGATTTGAATATTGGTAAGTTAAAGTATCAAAATTAGAAGATAGATTAGATCCATTTAATGATAATGTAATTTCATTAAAATACGTATCATTTTCAAAATCATAAAATGTTAAAGTCTTTTCTACGTCTCTTCCGTAAGCAAGAATTATAGAAACGTTTTGGAATTGCTCTTCGCCAGATTCTGATGTATATTTTTTCAGTGGAGATGTAAATGTTATATTTGGACCAACAATATTGTATGATTTATTTTCTTCTTGTAATACTCCATCTATAAAGACCAAAGCATATAATGGGTCGTCAATTTTAACAACCCTATTTGTTACTTCATCAATAATTAAGTATGGACCTTCTTTTCTATATTCAATTTGATTCGAATCTATAGTTAATCTTTGATAGCTGCCAATGCTGTATATAAAACACTTTTCTGGCAAATCTTCGGTTGTTACTGGATTCAATGGTGGTTTTGAAAATACTATTTGATCTGTTTCAGATTCATTATCTGAGCGATCAATATAGTAAGAATTTCCGTATGGAGTGTCCTCATTTATTTTTGCTTTCTGTAAAACTCCATTTAAAAATACTAATAAATTTTCCGATGGATCTGTTTTTACTATTTGATTGTTTGAAGTTTTCAGATCAAATCTAATATCAATCCCATTAAATTGATTTGAAATATCTTTAAATTTTCTGAAATATTTGTTATTAAGAGAGGCACTCTTAAATCTTATTAATCTTCCGTAGAACTTCTGAGATTCTACCAGTTGCCCTTCTGATATTCTATCACCTAATGGAGCAGAAGCAAAAGAAATACTGGTTCCAGAAACAGTAAATGCTTCGCCAGGTTCTTGAATAACACCATCTAAAGAAACAATTAGTTGCTCTGCTTTAGATATTGTGATTGGTAAGTTATTCTTTTTATCATACATGGTGAAGGAAGTATCTCCTTCTGGTTTAGAAGTATCTAAACTAAAATCTCCATTGAAAGGAGTTGCCAACCCAATTTCTCTAACAAAAGTTTCTGAAGAATCAAATGTATCTACAGATACAGAACCAATACCTCTTTGTATATCAATAACGTTAACAGATAAAGTGGAAACCGAAATCTGTTTAACTGTATCTATAATTTCTACATTAACTGGAGGTAAGCTGATACAAGAATATGTTTCTACTACTCTTTGTGTAGTAGGCATTGTAGATTCAGCTGAGGTTTCTATTAATATCTCACCAAACATCTGGAATCCAGCTGGATGGGTTGTTTCTCTAATTAAATCTCTCCATACGTCTATCGGAGTTTTTGATTTAATTACGTATGAGTAATCTTGATAGAAATATGAATCTGTTAATTTTTGAGAATTAGCACTTAATTTTCCTCTATCTGATACATAAAATCCTAAGTTATCAGAATAAGATTTTATGTCAGCATTAAATTCGGTAGAAATTTGATCAACTAACAGCGCCGTATTTTTTCCAGACAATCCTTTGATTGTTGAATTGTTGTCAAATATTCCACGAACAAGATCAACTTTTAACAAATTGCTGCCTGGTCTCCATCCATTTTTAGAAACTCTTGCTCTAGCTCCAGTAGACTCTTGATATATTTCTTCGCCCACACTAAAAGCAGAAGTAACAAAATTTTTCAATACAAAAATAGTGTTAGAATTGAATACTGGTAGAGTAGTGTTATCGTTATTATATGAGGCTCCATTTGTTATAATTTTAACATTTTGTGGAGCTCCAATATCTTTAGAATTTAAATAAATTTGAGCGTCTGATTCAATGACTTTTATGGTTGGAGTATACGTATAATTTGAACCACTATCTTCAACTTTAATTTCCTTTACTTTTCCATCTAAAGTTTTGACACTAAACCTAGCACCAGTTCCGTCTCCATTTACAATAGCAATCGCTGGCTTTGAATAGTTTTTACCCTGATTAATTATTTTTACACCAAATATTTTTTTGCCTATACTGTCATATACTACTTCAGCAATACATTCGTTTTCTATTGTCGGAACAACACCAGAAACAATAGGTATTCTTTTGTATGATGTTCCTGTGTTTATAATATCAATTTTGTGTATCTTACCTACAGCATATTGAGATGTCGTTGTGTATGTTATAGTTCCACTTCCATCATACTCAGGTGTGTTGACAAGAGAATACACAAATCTATTATCAGTAGAATAAATTACTGTTTTATCACCCGCCAAAGGATCATCTAAAATTTCTAAATAAGAATCTTCAGTAACAACTTCTCCAGAAGCTTTAATAAAGTAAAAATAGTTGCTATAGTTAACTCTTCTTTTTTCTGTGGAAGTATTTGAACCTAAATTGGGACCAAATCCAAATTTCACTGATAAAAATGATCCAGTATTTCCTGGTGGTATATTATTTGTATATTTTTCTTCTGTGAAAATATTGTAATTTGAACTAGCAGAGAAATCTAAAAATGTATTAGCCATTGAATAATGACTAGTATCAAATTTATACTTGTAATATTTTTGAACTTTTACAATAGGATTTGTGATAATATTTACATTATCTCTGGTAAATTCTAACTTAAATACTGGATCATCTACACTTTTTACAGAAACTAATTTAGCAGGGGAACTTGAATCATAAAAAGTTGAACTTAATAATAATTTAATAGGAGTGTTAGTTCCATAATCATATGAAACAGCAACTTGGTTGTTGTCTGTGTCATAAGAAATTAAATATGGTTTATTTGCTCCATCACCAAAAGGTCTTAAATTTTGATTAAAACGATATTCTGCTTGATATAACTCAACTTCTTTTTGATCGTAATGATCAGTTGCTGTAGTTCCTTTTTCGCCTCTAGTAATAGTGACATACTTATTTTGGACGTTTACGGCAGTGATCTTACAAATTTCTTCACCTATTTTTAAATGGTCATCAATTGATAAATTATTTACATTATCTAATTGTAAAAACGTATTAGATTTTGCTAATCCTACATGATCTACTTCAAGCAATATTCTTTGATTATTTACTGAATCTGGTAATCTAAATAGATCTTCGTCGGATACAGTTAATATGTCACCCTTTTTATAATTAAAACCTTTTGAAGTTATTGTGATACTTTGTATTCCACCAAATCCACTTCCGTTATAACTGGCAATTACTATAGTAGCCTTAGCATTGTAAATGTCGCCAGGAGATCCTATATTGTTTCTTGCTAATGATTGATCCCTAAAAACTAATTCTATATTTGTATATGTTCCTGCCGTATAATCTAATCCAGTATTTAAAAAATTAACACGTCCAACACCACGATCTATGATTTTAGATTTGTGCTTAATATCATTTAAAATTGCTCTTTGATAAAGTCTTTTTCTAACATAATACACAGTTTCTGTAGTATTATCATTTGGAATAATATCAATTGATACTTTATCATCAACTGCTAGTTTATGATCTTCATCAGTAGTAACAATAGCAATATCTTCATCTAAAGTAAAAATAGATAAATTTTCACTTAAAGATATTACATTAATGACTTTTGCTCTTGTAGTATCAGATAAGTTGTTACTCTTAATAAAATAATCATCATCAACAATAAAATCTGTTGGTGAAGTTACTTTTAATTTAATCGAGTTTTGTTTATTGGATCCTTCTAGTACTTCTCCAGTAGCTATATCAGAATTTTCTAAATCTTTTCCATCAGTTAAGGTTAATATAGATCCTTTTGTGAAAGTAGCATTTTTATCCAAAATTAAGTTTACAACTTTAGTCTCAGAAAATAGCTTGTCTGTTAAATTAAATTCATTTTCACAGTCCCTTAAAACAAAAGTTCTGTCGTTAAAGCAGTCACCAATTAATTCGCCAGCTGCTATGGCATCTCCATTACTGTCCTTTTGAACAATAATATCGCCCTCAAATAAATACGAAATTTCTTTGACACTAATTTTAACTGCTTTGGTATCTTTTGATTCTATAGATAGAACATTTTTCCCAGTCACAGAAGAAACAATAGCAGAGGCTCCAAATCCTTCTGTAAGTGAGTTGTCTATAATTACTTCATTCTTTACAGAAAAATTATTTGGTGTGTCGTAAATAGTAGCAGAAGTAACCGTGCCACTCTTTGTGTCTTGAATAATTCCACGAAATCCTGATCCATTAGAATCTATATCATCTGTTCGTAATTTCTTTACATTAAATGGTAAATCATCTTGTGAAATGTTAGAATTATAATTAGAATCGACAGGAAGAGAATAATAATTTTCTCCAATAATATATGGGAAAGCAGGCTTATTGTTTGTATCTATGGTTACAAAATAAGCATATATCCCTTTTGGATAATCTGGTGTTATACAAAATCTACCATTGTTTGGATCTAATTCAGTTTTTCCTGAATTGACGCTAGGAACCCATTGGTAATCATCTATTAATGACCCCAAAGGATATACAACAGTATTTGGACCATCTACTCTATTGTTTTTTAAAACATAACCACTTGATAATCTGACAATAGGTGAGGTAGGATCTGTCGGATCAGCATAACCATATGGACCATAAATTGGGTTGCCATCGTAAGCATATCCTAAAATAGGAGAATGAACTAATGTATTTGTTGGTTCTGAAGCAGAATTAAGATTATCTGATACTTTATATCTTAACTGTAGTGGGTTTGCTACAACTCCATAACCATAATTTCTCGTTAAGTTATAATTAACAAAAGCATATCCATTGTTTTGATCTAATTTTAGTTGTAATTTATAATATCTGTTTTTTGTCCATTTTCTGATATTAGCTGTACCTTGAGCTCCAAAACCTACAGCGTCAACAGTGACCCTTGTATTTCCTCTAGTGTAAAATCTTCCGCCACTTATTCTTCTACAAGAATCTATTTTTCCATCGGGAGTTAATACTGCTTCATATTCCGCAAAATTTCCTTTTCCTAAATCATCAGAAATTCTAATAATAGGTGGTGAAGTATAATATTCTCCTGGATTTACTACAGTAATACTTGTGATTTTTCCATTGGTAATTACTGGGTTGAGCACAGCTCCTCTACCAGAAGTTATTGTCACCTCAGGAGAAGTCTCGAATATTTCGTTAGTATCAATAATAATTGAATCTACCACTTCTCCAGATAATACTGCTCTCGCTTTTCCTGGTTCATTATTAATTAAAACTGTTGGGGATGCTTTGTATCCTTGTCCCTTAGAATCTATAGTAACATTTACTATTTTTCCATAACGTACAAATTCAGAATCTTTATATCCAAAGGCAGGAGATCCATCAACCAAAATACCAACATCTCTAGTGCTCGTTGAATATACTTCTGTAGTTGTTGTTGGAAATTTTCTAATTAGTTTTAAAATTTTCTGATCTGACAGTTCTTCCGTTACATTAGAATTCAGTAAATTATATGATGGATAACTAGAAGAACAAATATAATAATATTGATCATCTTCGTAAATAGAAGATACATCACTAACTAATTGGTTTATTTGTGAATTGATGGAAGAAGTGCTAGAAAATGCTTTCTCAAAAGTTGGGTTCAAAACCCAACGAATCTGTTCAGTTTGATTGTTATATAAAATAGGATTTCTTGTATCAAATCCAGGATCTGATATTTGAATATAATCTCCAGATTCTGAATAAGGATTTGCTACTTTTGGTAAAAGATTGTAAACTACACCTACAGTAATTAACGATACTGTGCCTTCTTCGTGAGTTCCTTCTAATGTAGAGTAATTGTATACAATTTTATCTACAGCATGATTTTGTGCTGAAGATCTTTCTGATATTACAAATTGGTTAACATTTTTTTCTACATAAGAAAACACTTCATTGCCTATTAAAAGTTTTCCTACTTTTGGCCATCCCAATGTAGAAGACACAGTAATCCTATCACCAGCAGTATCTGTAGATGTAATAGATGTTTTTAATTTTGTTTTCGAAAAGACTCTAAAAGAACCATTAATTGAAGATGGTTGTAAAATTAACTCGTATATATCTTCGTTTTCTGATTTACCAGCGTAAATAACATTGTCTACTACAGCTGAAGCATATGTGATGCTAGTATCATAATCATCCAATTTTTGAATGATCGTGTTGCCAATTAATTTGTTTACATCACCCGAAGTAACTCTAACCTTAAGAGAATAATTTGATATCCAATCAGAAGTAGAACCTTTTAAAGTAAAATCTGATGGATTGTAGGTAGATACTTTTTCTGTAGGATCTTTTGAAATTATCGAATTGAAAATAAATCGTACAGACTTATCGGTTCCTTTTGACTTATAAAATTTACCAATGTTTTTAATTAAAGTTCGCTTGTCAACTTCAGGTTTTAGATATTTTTCTGGAAATGCTCCTAGATATTGACTTTCGAAACTTTTTACTAAAGCGTATAAAAATAAGTGACTAATGTTGTATACAACATCACCTTGATAATGAGGTTCTGCTTGAGTAGTTACAAAATTTGATTTGTTGTATAGATCTCCTAGAGTTGTGTTACCGCTAACTCCTCTAGAAACTTCTTTAAATTCTGTATCAGTTTTTTCCTTGTAGAAGCAAATTTCATTACCAATTTTTATATAACCATTTTTTTCAGGGAAAGTTGCTGTTGATTCTACTTGAATATTTGTAGTATCATTTGCTACACTAGAAGACAATACAGTAGATTGCTCTAAAAGACTATTCTCGTAAGAATTAATGTCACGATATTTTGTGATATTACCTATAATATCTAATGGTTGACCCTTGTTCTCTAACTGTTCGTAGTATTTCTCTACGAACTTAGAAAACTGTGGATAATCATTTGATATAAATGCTGGTAATTGAGACTCGATTAGAGTCGAAATTGTTTTTGATTTGGCAGCCATCTACTTTATTCTGGATAAGCAGTGAATTTACTTTGAGCAATATCTACATCAATATAAGCTTCTCTCAATGCGTTAATATCATTATTTTTTGGATTAACTCTCAATTCAATTCTATTGTCATCATATGAGCCTTTTATGATGGTCAAATTATATAATTGGATTTCTCCCTTCAAATAATTTATGGTGCCAATAGAATCATTAAGTAATATTTTTTCTCCAGTCAAGGAATCCAATCTATATAGGATCATAGATCCGTTCCTGTCTTCAAGATAAACAGTATAATTTGGATACTCGCTAACTACAAAACCAGTAGATCTTGCTGTTGGACCTTCACAATCTTTATCAAATTCATTTTGATAACAAATTTCATAATAAAAAGTTGAATTCAATGTAGGATAGAAATCCTTCCTCATTACAACACTAGTTGAATTAGAATTGATTGATTGGTCAGCGTTATCAATAGTTCCAATGATTTTACTAATTCTAAACTTACCATTGAATTTTTCTACTTCAGATTGTGCCAAATATTTTTCAATTGAATGTATTACTTTTTTCTGTATTTCTTGTCTCGATTCTGTTGTCTTTGCTTTTGAGAAATAAACATCACTATTAATTTCAATATACAAAATTGATGGGTCCTTAATTTCTGGTATTACAGATCCTACCATATAAGATCTTAATTTATCTGTAATGTCTTTTTTAGTTAAGGCAGATAAGGAAGCAGTATTTTTTGGTTTGATTACAATCTTAACTTTGCCATATTCTGCTGGTACTTCATTTTCACCACCATAAACAATAATATCAGAAATAGCTGGATAGATATTTCTTACGATAGCAGCATAATCTTGAGCTGTTACTGCTCTATCTTGAGTGCTAAAATAACGAGGAGCATTAAATTTAATTTTACTAACGCTTTCGATGTCTTCGCCACCAGAAGAAGGTGAAGTAGTAACTAACGAAGCAACAGAAAAATTCCAATTAGTTACACCATCAATATCTTGTAATACTCCAGCAAACGTAAATTGCTTTGCTCCATTAGTTGCTGGACCATTTGTAAGTAAATATGTAACTTCTACAAAGTTCCCATTTTCTAATTTTTTACCAAGAACTCCATCGCCAAAGAAAATTTCATAGTTTTCATCTTCTATTTCTTCAACAAAGAAAATTAATGAATTTGGAGTGGCATCTAAAATGTTATTTGAATATTCAAATATTCTATAACTTGTAGACGCTACAGTATCAAAAACTTTCACTCTAATGGAAGAAATGTCTAATCCTTGGTTTTGGATAATAAATCTTTGATTTTTTAATGAAGTGTTAACTGTATACGAAGATTTAATCGTAGCTCCTTCGTAAATGGGGATGTTAACAAAATTGGCAACACCTTCAACAACAGGTGTTGTAATATCATCAACTACTACGTACTCATATAAATCATTATCGAAAATTGTTGTAAAACCAGTTCCCTTTCTTAATGTGATTGTGCTTGGGTATGTACCTGGAAAATTAATTGTAAGACTAACTTTTGCTTCTGGAGCAACTGTTGATTTTGGTGTGTATCCTAATTGCTTAGCAATTGCTACTACGTTATCTCTCAGTGTAGCAGAATCCAAAAACAATTCATTTACCACCATGTTGGTGTTAAATGCTGTGTAATAGGTGTTGTATGCTAATACATCAAGTAATGTACTCCACACAGAACCTTCGAAGTCATAACCAGTAAAATCCGACTGAGCTTTTAAATAATCTTTTAAAGCCGTCTTAATATCATTAAAGTCTAGATTGGCTACTTGAACGTATGGCATTTATCGACTTCTCTCTAAGAAAAATTGAACGTCTATTGGGGGATCATCCTCTCTGCCAACAATGTTTAAAATTAACTCAACTTCATAACCATTGTTTTCATAATCAATAAAGACTGTAATTTCATTCATTGAAACTCTAGGTTCAAAAGTTTCAATTGTAAAAGTAATTTCTTTTTGTAAAGTCGTTACAGTAGCGGCATCTAATGGTTCAAATAATAATCTTTCCAAATTAGATCCAATTTGAGGATTGAATAATCTCTCTCCTTTCATTGTAGATAATAAATTTGCTACAGACTGTTTAATATCAGCCTCATCCTTTTTAACGGTGAGATCACCAGTAACAGGATGAGGCTTAAATGTGATATTCAGATCTTTAAAAGTCTGGAACTCAGGCATTATGGGAGTTTTTTATTTATTTATGGTCATTCATGCCACCTTTCTACATAATCATCAAACCCACCTTTTCCACCACAAGGTCTAGAGTAACGATCCTTAGGTGGTTCATTTGCCTTTTTGTGTTCATTCAAGGCACCATAATCGGTAATTAACCGATTAGTGCCCCAATTTTCTTTCATGTATTGAGTGTCACGATCTACTTGGTATTTTGCCATCTGTTTTCTCCGTAAAGTAAACAGAACTTTTTAAGGGGTTGCTATCCCTCTACTATTCGATTGTACAT